ATTTATTTCTTTTTTTAGTTGTTTTTTTAAATTAGCGTGGAGATTTGCAGCTAGTTAACAAGTTAATTATAATAATTATATAAGGTTAACAAAAAAACATTATGTTAATAAGTCTTGCAGAATTAGCAATGCTCAAAAACGTGTCTAGGGCTGCCGTTACAAAGAAAATTAAATCTGGAAAATTAGAAGGTGCAGTTGTTAACCATAATGGTAAAAAAAAGGTTAACAAAGAAGAAGCATTTAGATTATGGGACTTACAAGCACCACCAAGTAAAGATACAACTGTAAAAAAACAACTAAAAAAAGAAATAAATGCAAAACCAATAGATGAAATACCAAATTATGGAGAAAGTAAAGCAAAACGAGAACATTTTTTAGCAGAACTAGCAAGATTAGATGTTGAGCAAAAGAAAAATGAACTAATACTAGTTTCTGACATAACTAAAAGTAGTTTTGAAGTAGGTAGAGCTATAAGGGAAAGTTTATTTAATCTTGCTGATCGTTTGTCAAATCAAATTGCAGGTGAGACTGACCCGCAGATTATACATAAATTGTTAACAGAAGAACATAGAGTGGCACTAGAACAATTAGCAAAAGTATGAACGCATGGGAAAAAGGGTTTTTTGAAGGATTAAAACCACAAAAACTTATAACTGTTAATGAATGGGCAGATAAATACAGAGTTTTATCTAGTCGTGGTTCTAGTGAGCCTGGAAAATTTAGAACTGACAGAACTCCATACTTAACTGAACCAATGAAAGAGCTTTCAACTGGTAGTTTGACTCAAAGAGTTGTTTTAATGTTAGGAAGTCAATTGGGAAAAACTGAATTAATGAACAATTTTACTGGCTACTGTATAGATTTTGCCCCTGGTGCTTTACTTTTATGTCAACCAACTTTACAAATGGCTGCAAGATTAAGTAAACAAAGATTAGAACCTATGCTACAAGAAACACCTTGTTTAGCAAAAAAAATACCACCTCCTAGAAGTCGTGATAGTGGCAATAGTCAATTTGCAAAAGTATTTCCTGGTGGTGTTTTAATTTTAACTGGTGCTAATTCTGCTGCATCTTTAAAATCAATGCCAGCTAAATATATAGGTCTTGATGAAGTAGATTCATATCCTGGTGATCTAGATGGTGAGGGTGACCCTGTGGCATTAGCTGAAAAACGTGCGTCTACATTTACTAAAAGAAAAATATTATTAACATCTACACCTACAATAAAAGACTTTTCAAGGATAGAAGCAGAATATGAAAACAGCGACCAAAGAAAATTTTATGTGCCAGCACCTTGTTGTGGTGCTTTTCAAGTTTTAAATTTTGATCAGCTTAGATGGGAAGATAAAGATATTAGCACTGTTAAATATGAATGTGAGGTATGCAAAGAACGTTTTGACGAAACAGCTAAGACAACAATGTTACGTAAGGGAGAATGGAGAGCAACAAACAAAGAATATAAAGGAAAAACTGCTGGGTTTTGGTTAAATGGCCTTGCATCACCTTATGGCTGGTTTTCATGGGCAGAAATGGTTGAAGAATTTTTAAAAGCTAAAGATGACCCTGCATTAATGCGTACGTGGACTAATACAAGAAAAGCAGAAACCTTTTCTTATGAATACCAATCAAAATTAAATGCAGAAGCATTACTAGAAATTAGAGAAAATTATTTACCTGGTGAAATACCTAAAGAAGTTGTTTGTTTATGTATGGGCGTTGATGTACAGGGTGGTATGGGATCAGCTACACAAAGACTAGAAGCTAGTTTATGGGGTTTTGCACCTGATCCTTCTGGTATTGCCGAACAAATGTATTTAATAGACCATTCTGTTATTTATGGTGATCCTAACCAAGCTGAAGTATGGAAGGGGTTAGATATTTTATTAACACAAACTTTTAAACATCCAGATGGCGGTAAATTAAAAATTAGCAGTTGTGCGGTGGACTCTGGTGGTTTAGCTACACAATCAGTTTATGACTACTGCACAAAACGTAAAGGGCAAGGAGTTATTGCTATAAAAGGTAGTAGTAGAGGTGGTGTACCTTTAATTGGTAAAGGTAGTAGAGTAGATATTAACTATAGTGGCCGTATTAGAAAAAAATCTGGTGTTGTGTATATAATTAATACAGAAGATATAAAAGATAGAATTTTTAGTAAAATAAAATCAAAGGAAAAAATACATTTCCACGCAGAAACAACAGAAGATTATTTTAAAGAATTAACAGGCGAATACAGAACACAAAAAACAAATAAAAAAGGTTATCCAGTTAGTACATATGAAAAAAAACCAAATCAAGCAGTAGAAAAGCTAGATTGTTGTGTATATGCCTATGCTGGCTACTCTTTGCTGTTAAAAACCGTTCCAAAGGGCTTATTTTTTACTAATTATGCTAAAAAGTTGTTAAATAACACTAATTTAAATACAAAAAACACGCTAAGATCAAGACAGAAGCCGCAAAAATCTTCTTATGTCACAAATTGGTAGTTATTTATGAACATTCCTAAAAGTTTACGTTCTGGTAGTACATGGACGTGGCGAGAAGATAGCCTTGTAGATCCTTATGGTGATGCTATACAAAGTACAAACTCATGGGCGTTAACATATTATATAAGAACAAATAGTGCAAGTGGTACTACTGTTGTTGGTAGTACTTATGGTACTGGTTGGCAATTTGACGTAACAGCTAGTAATACAGCCCCAATATCAGCAGGTGATTATTTTTGGCAAGCCGAAGCAACTAAAGGTGCTTTAAAATATGATGTTGGCAGTGGGTCGTTAAAAGTTTTACAAAGTTTAGTATATACAGGTGGCGTAAGTTCAATTCAAGGTAAGTCACAAATTGAACAAGACTTAGACGCAGTACAAGTTGCAATAAGAACTTTAATTAGTGGCGGTGCTGTTAAAGAATATGCTATTGGTGGCCGTAGTTTAAAAAAATGTGAATTAGCAGATTTAACTGCATTAGAAAGTAGGTTAAAATTTGAACTTAAAAAAGAACAAAAAGCAGAACTTATACGAAATGGTTTAGGCAATCCACATCAAATGTTAGTGAGGTTCAACTAATGAGCATTAGAACAGCATGGCGTGAATTATGGAAAGGCAACCCACGCACTATAAAAAAAAGAGGTTTTGCAGGTGCAAAATTAGATAGGTTAACAAGTGGTTGGGTTCGTAGTACTAATAGTGCAGATAGTGCATTAAAAGGAGATTTAAAAAGGTTAAGAAATGGATCTAGGCAACTTGTTAATGATGTTGATTATTGCAAACAAGCGGTAAGAAATATAGTTGATAATATTGTTGGTACTGGTGTTAAATTGCAATCACAAGTAAGGATGCAGAGGGGCGGCAAGTTAGATACAAAAATGAATAGTACAGTAGAAAAAAACTTTAAGCATTGGGGTTATAAAGATAGTTGTGATGTAGCTGGTCGTTTATGTTTTGATGATATTACTCGTTTAGCTGTTCATAGTATGGTGCAAGATGGTGAATGTTTTATAAGAATAATAAGGGGTAAAAAATTTGGTAGGTCTACAGTACCACTAGCGTTAGAAGTGTTAGAAGCTGATATGTGCGACCTTGATTATACAGGCAAGTCAACTAATAAAAATCAAGAATGGAGGATGGGCGTTTTAGTTAATGAATGGCAACGACCCATTAAATATGCATTTTTTAGTAGACATCCAGGAGATAGTTTATTTATACAAAGTCCAACTACAAAAGATAAACATGTTTTAGTTGATGCAAAAGACGTTATACATTTATACAGAATAGAAAGACCAGGACAAACAAGGGGTATTCCTTGGATGAGCAGCAGTTTAAATAGGATGCATCATATTGAAGGTTATGAAGAAGCCGAAGTTGTAAGGGCTAGACTTGGTAGTTCTTTAATGGCATATATTACAAGTCCAGAAGGTGAACTTAGTGGTGATGAAGTTGTAGATGACGATAGAGTTTTTGATATGAGTCCAGGTGCTATTAGATACCTAGCCCCAGGTGAAACTGTAAATGTTCCTACATTTGATGCACCCGATGGACAATTTGAACCGTTTCTACGTGCAATGTTAAGAGCATTAGCAGCAGGTATAGGTTGTAGTTATGAAAGTATTTCTAGAGATTATTCACAAACTAACTATTCTAGTAGTCGTTTAAGTTTGCTACAAGATCATGAAGCATTTAAAGCATTGCAATACCAGTTAAGAGAAAACTTTTTATCTATTGTGTTTGAGGAATGGTTAGAAGCTGCTGTATTGTCAGGGACTTTACAACTACCAACATATTTAGACGAACCTAATAAATATAAAATGGTTAAATGGTTGTTTAGGGGTTGGGGATGGGTTGACCCTATGAAAGAAGTACAATCTGCAAAAGAAGCAATACGTGCAGGGTTAAAAACGCAATCACAAGTAATAGCCGAAATGGGTGGCGATTTAGAGGAATTATTAATGACTAGAAAAAATGAAATTGATATGGCTGCTGAACTTGGGTTAGAATTTGATACAGAAGTTAAGGCTAATACGCAAGAATCTAGTAACATAGAACCAACACCTAACGAAAATTATGAACAAGCGTGATTATGAGGAGAAATCATTACAACGTGATTTTACTTTAGAAATAAAACAAGTTGAGAAAGAAGATAGGATTATTGAGTTCCCTTTTAGCTCAGAACAACCTGTCGAGCGTTATTTTGGTAGTGAAGTACTTGAACATAGTAGAGAAGCAGCAAATTTAAATAGGCTAAATGATGGCGCACCGTTTTTATGGAATCATAATCCCGATCAAGTATTAGGTGTAGTAGAAAGAGCTTATATAGATGAAAAAAAGAAACGTGGTTATGCAAGAGTACGTTTTAGTGAAGAAGAATTTGCACAAAGTAAATTTAGAGATGTAAAAAATAAAATTTTAAAAAATATATCGTTTGGATATGTAATTAATGAAGCTGAAGAAGTAGATAATTCTATAGTTGCAAGAAATTGGGAAGCGTTCGAGGTTAGTTTGGTTTCGATCCCAGCAGATAATTCAATAGGCATCTCACGTTCAATAAATAATAAAATTGAGCAAAACGATATGCAAAATAACAATAAAAAGGATAATATGTTGTTAGAAACTAATATTTCTGCATCTTCTGATGCTTTGCCCACTAAATTAACTATTAAAAACATGACCACTAACGAAAAAGAACTCGATTTGGTGCGTTCAGAAGATGCCGTCAACAAGGCTCTTAAATCTGATCGCGCTAGGTTTGATCAAATAAGAAAAACAGGTAAAAAATATGATATGGATGAAATTGCAGATGAATACATTAGAGATGGCCGTTCTGTACAAGAATTTAACCAAGCTGTAATGGATCAATGGAATCCACAAAAAATAACACCAAAACCACAAGATGCGGAAATTGGTTTAAGTGAAACAGAAAGCAGAAGTTTTAGTTTTATT